ACTATCTAAAGTTGTTTTAACATCCATTTGAATATCAGATGTTTCGTATGAAAATGATTGTGTTGAGAATGAACCAGTAAACCAAGTTCCTCCCTTACCATTAAATGAACCAGTTGTATCGGAAGAGTGTTCTTCAAGCGATAACCAATTAACACCAGTTCTTACTTTATCCCAACTAACACCATCGGTTGTAATATCATCGAAACGAGTACCAATACCCATTTCCCATGATTGGGTTACTGCATATGCATAAATTGTATAATCAATTGGAATTTCAGATGATTCACATTCTCTAAGAATCATATCTGCTGAACTCATTGTTATATCACCACTTACAATAGATTGTGAAAGTGGAGTTGTTTCAAATTTTATGAGCGAATGTGCTATATCTTTTAAACTTCCATAGTAAGTTTTAGAAATTTCTAATATTTCATCTAAACCAGTATTTTGACTAGGTTGTTGTAAATAAATTGTTGCATCTTTTGATGCTGTTACGAAATAATACATTATACAACCCTCCCCTTTATATCCTTACCAGGATATTTTAATTCAAATACTGAAGGGTCTAATGATGGAAAAACCATTTTTCCTTTTGTAGCATTTTTAATATTGTATTTGTGTTTAGAATATGTGCCTCCACATTTATTTACTATCTCACATTTTGGAACTGATTGTACTCCTTCAACTCCTGCTATTATCAGTTCAAGTTCAGATAAATTAATTGCCTGGTTAAATGCCCAATTATCTATATTAAAATAATTTTCAATTTCTGTGATACATTGTAACATTACTTCTCTTTTGTTATATGAGTTATAAACCATTATTTCAAAATCAACACCAATATTAATTATAAAACCATTTAATAGATTAACACCATCTGTTAACATTCTATATTCTGATAAATATGTTTTTATATTTTCCTTCACTGCCTTGTTAAGAAGTGTTAAGTTTTTACTTGAATTATATCCAAGTGTATATAAATTAATTGCAAAAGGATTATTTTTTTCATTACTTCCAACTTTACCAATTAAAAATCTTTGTAATTCTGTTTTTATTTCTGTTTCTGATTTTTTATCACTACTTAATTGTTGAACTAATCCTGTAAATTCATCTAAAGTATTAGGTGTGTTTAATATTGAAGATGGTGAATTGTTATCTAACTCCCCATCTGGTGCAACATATGCTTTAGCAACCCCACCATACTTAGCAGGTAGTGCTAATGCTCTTACTTGATAATCTTTTCTTGTTACTGCTCTATTTTGAGAACCAAAAAATGCAAGTGCATTTTGTCTTATTTCTTCAATAGTTTCTGAACCCCTACCTCCACTTGCTGGAATTTCATTTTCTGCAGCAATCGAGTTTTTAACAGTTCCATACATTTGTAGTTCATCATCATCAAACAAACTTAAATCTTCATCAAATTCTATTTTTGTAATTCTTTTAATTTCACCTTTGGATACATTTGATTCAACACCACCACCAACTAAATATTTTACAGTAATAGTTGTATTACTTGGTGCTTGTCCATATGATTTTGTTTTCAAAAAGTTTGCAGGGTCGAATGATGCACTTAATCTATCGATTGAATTATTTAATCCCAACCCTACATTTTTAAAGTTTGGTAAAAGAGTTTCATCAGATGATGTAGAATTTCCTCCACCAAATACAATACTCATAGTATTATCTTCATTTACTTTTGTTGTAAATCTTCTTGATGTCTTAGTTACCTTTAAAATCTGTGATACTGAATCTTTAAATTGTGCTAAATCTTTATCAAATTGGTCTGAGTTAACGTAATCAGTATAAACAAGTTCTTGTGCAAGATAAGGAACTTCATACCACTTGTTTCCATTTGAATCTCTTACATCATAAATTTGAATTATATTAGTATCTGAAAAATTAATTGTATCAAACTCTTTAGGACTGTTAAAAGTCTTAGTAATTGTTTTTACTTCTGCAGATATTGCAGGTACAAATTTTCTTATTAAGTAAAACGTAGGTTCTTGTAATGCGTTTCTTTGATAAACACTTACCTCTCTATCAGTTGTATCATTAAAATCAACAAGGTCTGTTGTTCTGAAAACAGTACCAGTACTTGCTGTAAGTTCTAATCCTTCTTTAATTCGAACTAAATATCCAGGGTCTAATTCAAATCTATTATCACCATCATACAAATCTCCACTTGCTTTTCTTTTACTTGGAACAAGTTGATAAACAGATATTGTGGTTAGTGCTGCTGAGGTTACTTTTGGTTTATATCCTAAAAAGTATGCTAAGTTCATTACATTATCTCTATCTTCAGCAGAGTGTAACATTGATTCTTTTAATGTATCATCGATGTAATACCCAAGAACATCTCCCAAATAAGATGCCATTTCTATGAACATCATTCCTGGAGATGATTCATTAAAATCAGAATATGTTGTAGGGAAATATGTTTTAGCATATTCAATTAGATTTTCTCTAAATTGGCCAAAATCTTTATTAAGATATTTTATATCTCTTCCCTTGTTACTTTTATTTGATGTATTTAGTGCCATATCAATTACCCTTGTACTACGAATGTTACATTATCCGTCTGTATATTATCTCCGATAGAAAATTTAATATCCATACCCACTTGATTTCTATCTCGCATTTCATTTGTGAGTTCAATATTAATTTCATCTATGTTTATATAAGGTAACCAAAAGTTTACACTTTCAGTTATTACCTTTTGTATTTTTACTTCAAACTCAACATCGTCCATCTGTTCGAACAAAAGTTCATGTAGACCAGTACCAAAGTCTGGTTGCATTATTCTTTCTCCTTTTGCAGTAAGAAGAAGATTTCTTAAATTAGATTTAGCAGCCTCAAATGATGAATACGTTGGTTTAAATAAAGTACCACTATTAGTCGGAAATTCAAAACCATATGCATAGTTATCGAATTCCGGCTCAGTATCTTTAATTATTCTTTTTGGTAGAACGTATGCCACTACTCACTCCTTACTTTTTAAATTTTTTAACTAATGCAGAATTATCTCTGTTTAGTATTCTATCCAAACCAGGTAATCCAGTCTGTACACCCAATCCTCCTTGTTTAGCTCCTCCTGCACCTGGCATATCACCATATCCCATTTGTGCAGCCATGTTTGCTCGTAAACCACCTAATCCAGCTCCTGCTCCTTGTTGGTCAAATGTTACTGTTTTATCTACATTTTCATTTACAGATTCTTTTTGAAAGTTATCCAATACTGATTTAGTAGTTGGTGTACCTTTTCTTTGTTCTGCAGAAAATGGTTTTGTATTATTTAGAACCTCGTTTAATGCTGGGTTCTTAGATAAAACTCTTTTAGGTTCTTCTGACCTTTCGGTTTGTAATACTTGTTCTGCCATTTTAAATGGGTCTACTTCTTCACTAACAACATTTGTTGTAGTTTTATTAGAAGATTTTTGTGTTCCCTTAACCGCTTCAGCAAGTATTGCTGGAAATTGTTCTGTAAGAAACTTTTCATGTTTCTTAGCAACCTCAACCTCCACTAACGCTTTTACTACTTTGATTAATTGTTTGTTATTCATTGTTTCTAAAATTTTTCTTTTATCTTAATATAAATATATCTTACTTAGTTTTATGGTTCGGATTAACAATCAGTACAACACTTTCTTCGCTCTTCATCAAGTTCTCGTCTTAATTGTACTAAAGATTTTTGTAATTCCTTATCATTTCTATCATCTTTTGCTTTCTTAATTAATTCACCAACAAGTAAATCCGCCTCTTTAAAAAAACGAGTTCTACCTAATAAGTTTTTTTGAGTTTCTGCTCTAAGAATATCATCTAAATTTGATTCCAAAGTACCACCACTTGATAATCTTGCTCTAAGTTCATTATCTATTTGTTCAGCTTTTTCTCCTTGTAAATCATCGTTTGGTACATTTCCTCCACTAAACGTATCACCATCCAAAGAACCAAAGTTTCCATCTTCTCCAAAGTTTTCGGCAGATTGTCCTCCACCCAACTTTAAAGCCGGAAATGGAATGTTTGGTATTGAATAACCTATCCATTGTACAACACCAGGACCTGGGATTGGAGATGGTGCTGAAGGGTATAACGATGTTGTCATATACATTCCCTTTAAACTAAATAAATGTATTTGCATAAACAGAACCATCATATCTAAAAATGATAAACAAGAATCTGTTGGGATTTCAAATGGAACGTTTGGCCATGTGCCAGGTGAAGTTACCATTGCTGAGTTTGCTATTATATTTTGTACTGAACCTGGTGCTGGTATTAATGGAGTAGGGAATGGGAGTAATGTTGCTCCAGTCCAATATCCTTTTACTGCATTACCAACATCTTTTAAAAAAGCATGTTGAGCAGGAACTCCCTTAGAAAGTGCGGTTATGTGAGCTACAGTCATCATAGTGATAAACAAAGGCATGTTACCCATTGCAATTGGATTTTTGTTTATGAGTTGTCCACCTCTTCTCATACACATATCGTACTCCATAGCCAATTTAGCTGCATATTGTGGAAATGCAACAACTCCGGCTGGATTGTTCATGTATAATAACATATTTACTTTGAACAATTTCCAAGACATAATTTTACTCCGTAAAGTTTTTTACTGATTTTATTTGGTCTAACTGAGCTCTAATTTTTTCAAACTCTGGTAGGTTTAGTGGGCCTTTAGCAGTAGGTCCTGCTGGAGTTGCATAAATTTGATTTGAAATTGCGGTAATCATAGCATCTAAAATATCAACTAATGTTTGTGCTCTAGCCATAGGTTCTACTTGTCCAGTACCACCCTTACCATCATCTGTTGTGTTTAGTTGTATTTTTCCATTACCAGTTTTGATAGTAAAGTCAGCATCATTTCTGTTAGTAGTTATATTTACAGTATCACCAAAATCTAAATCAGCTCCAGCGTTCCCATTATCAATTGTGAATTTACCATCAGATATGAATCCATAATTTCCTTTTGAGAAAAATATCATTTCAGCTGCTTTGGATGAAAGGATAATTCTTTCTGAGTTGATTAGTATTTGGTCTTGTCCTACATATTCTTCAGGTACTTCAAAGTTTATAGGAGTAGTTTCAAAGTTAGAAGAACCCCCATCATCTACAAGACCTGGTTGGAATGGTATTTTGTAATCTTGAGATGTAAGTGCAATAATAGAACCATCTTTATTTACATCTTCTTCTGTGATATTATTTGTCTCAAGATTATTTCTACCTTCATCATTTTCTCTATTCCTAATTATAATAGTAGGAGAGAAAGTTTGTTCAGAGTTATTGTATGCTGAAAATCTAATCGATTGGCCAAATCTTGATTGTAAAATTTTATCACCTTCATATAATCTTAACTTATGAATTCTTTCAGATTCAAAATATTCACCAAGTTTGGAATCTCGTTCTTCTGAATCAGATTGTGCAGTTGATGTTTGCGATACTTCTGAATATGAATTCGAATTAGGTTGAGATTCTTCGGTAGTTTCTGATAACTTTTGTTCCGCATTGGTTCTTGCGTTACCAATATTTAGATTTGTACTTGGAATTCTTTTGAAATATTCAGTACCACCCACATCTACAAGTTGAACTGTTTCTCCTACAAGTGGAACTCCTTCATCTGGTATAAGAGGTGCATAAAAATTTAAATTCTTTTTATTTGCAACAAAATCATTAAGTTTTCTTATTTTAGCATGACCAATGTATGAATCAATTAACTTAACACCTTCTTCACTCTTTGGTGATTCAACAATATTATCATCATCTTCATTTAAAATTATGTGTTCTACAATACCAACGTTTATTGATTTTCCACCAATTTTAAAATTATTAGATGCTGCTTGATATTGTCTTGATATTGATTTCCTACCAGCCATATTACTTATTTACTTTTTGTTTGAGTTCTTCTATCTCATTTGTAAGTTCATCAACCTTTAAGTCTTGCTCATCAACAACTTCTTTTGCAGTTTCTTCTAACTGAGAAAGTAATTGTTCTTTTTCATCATCAGAAAGAAAGCCAGTATCACCTTCGGCTTTATGTTGGGCACCAATAATTCTTTGTGCGATTGCAGCCATCTTAATTAATGAATCATCATTCTTAACTGATGTATCAACTAAATCTTTTA